ATATTGTTTTTGTGTTTAAAGCCATTTATGCTCCTATACTGCCGTGCAATTTAAATTTATACTATACGAATTATCCCCTGTTGTCATAGTAGGGGCTGTTATTTTATACTTTGAAATATTTTTCCAATATGCTTTTCCAGCATCTGCTGAGTTGAATGTTAAGCTAGAGTCTTCAAATTTCATATTGTTGTGGTTCACAACTCCTGTCGTTAAACCAGATACTGTAGTATCATCATCAAATGTTACTGTTAAAGAGTTAGTAGAACTTGCTCCGACTGATATTGTTGGTACAAGTTTTTGCTCAGAAAGCAGTTCACTTAATTCCCACTCTATATCTGGTGTAGTATCTGTACCAGACCCATCACTTAGTACTGTTAAATGAAACTCTACAGGGTCTAAGTCAATGTCTAGCGATTGTGTCACCGTCTTTAATAAAGAGCTTGACGTATCATAAAACTTAGTTGAAAATGATAAAGAACCCCAGTCTTTATTATCATATTCTGACATATCTCCAGTAAGGATATATCTTTTATATGTAGACTGTAATGCTGTTGATTGAGTAGTTCCTATGGATAGAGTATATAATAAGTCTGACTCGTAAAAAAGTTTTATATAATAATTACTTGATGTAGATGAGCCATCATTCCATTTTGCATCTAACTCCACAACAACCTTTCCTGTTTGTTTGTCAAAATTCCAAACTAGGTTTTTATATTTAACAAGACCAGCAACAACCCCATCACTATTATCTGATGTTGTTGTGCTACTACTTGTCGTTACTGTGTAATTAAAAGCCATTTTTCCCTTCCCCATAAAGGGGGCCATTAAGACCCCCCTAATGAGTTAACTATGATTAATATCCAGTTGGACCACCAACCATCAATCCTTGCATTCTTGGATTTGTGCAAACTAATTCACCCATCCAGAATATTCTAGACTGCATTTTATCAGCATACTCAACTGTTTTAAAGTCTTCAAAAGCAAAATTTCTCTTGCTGTGAACTTTAAAGTCAAGGTAGTCTGTATTTAAGAAATACATATGACCTGCTGGAACGTGAGAGTCAACAACAACAGTCGCACCTTTGAATCGCAATGTCTGAAATCCTGCATCTGCTAGTACTGAATCGCCATCAAACCTTTTATTGGCTTGTAGTGATGACTCATAAGCATCAAAGATTACCTGTGTAGTTACAATCATATCTGGCTGGTCATTGTCAATAGTACAAGCACCATACATCTGTGTCATAGCCTTAACACCATCTGCAACACCATTTGTAGTTGATGTAAAGTCATCAAATGAAACATTTGCAAAGTCATCTGAACCGTTAACATTTAATGCTGTAGCTGTACCTGTTGTCTGTCCTATTGCCCAAACGAATGTTCCTAGATTTGCATTCCAGAAATCATTTGTTCCTGCTGTATCAGTATCTATACCACCTAAAGACCTATCGTATCCAATAATAGTATCGTCTACATTGCCCTCTGGAATATAGTATGCATCAGAGCCTGTCCAATCACTTGCATCGTGGATTAAACCAAGACCGTTATCCCATACTTTTGCAATCGCTGCGGATGAGCCACCACCGTTACCATCATACACTCCACTACCGTTTAGCGATGTAAGGAAGTTTGTTGCTGTGGATGTTGCAAAAAGACTTGTACCAAACAGGTCTTTTAGTGATTTCTCTGCATTTTTCACTTTAGATTTTAAAAGCGATATAACCTGGGAAGAACCCATATTCATAAAGTTTACATCACCTTCTATTATTATTGTTCCATATGCAGTTTTCCAGTCCCATTCAGCCTTTGTGAATGATTCTATTGATGTTCCTTCTGCAGTTTCAAAAGTGTCACCACCAGAGCCAATCCAGTTCTGTTGTGTGTTAATTTTACTTTCAACTGGTGTAATAATTTTACGACCACCATCTAACTTTTCTGCATTAGCAAGAAGTTTTAAGTTTAGAGGGTTTGAATTGAAAATATTATCAACCAAAACAGGAATAAATTTCTCTCTGGTAATAGCATTCATACTTGCTGTGTTAGCCATTTTATTTTACTCCTTCTCTCGAATTAATCTTCGAGGTATCTAAGTAACTCTGGGTCATCATTGGCCATATCCTTCCAGCCTTTATACTGTTTGTTCACACGGACCTCTTTGGCTCCCTGCTCACTCTTGTCTATGACAGACCCTTCGTTTCTTTGTTTGTTTTCGTTTAGTTTGTTACGATGTGTTTGTTCACCTTTCATCTGGTCAAATGACCATATTTTGAAACTATCTGTAAGGTCTTGAGACTGTGTATCTTCGCAGTATGATAGAAAATCCATTACTTCAGTTTCACCCTTTAGATATTCTGGATAACTTTTTTGCAAGTCTTCCAGCTCATCTTCAAGATTATTAACATCAGTTTCTAATGTTCTTTCTGCCTCTGCTTGTTCTAGACTTTGTATTCGTCTGCTCAACTCTGGGTCTAAAGCCTGTTGCACGGTTTGAGTTTCCTCTACTTCTTGCTCTTGCTTTTCGACTATATCGTCTATTACAGACAAACCTTTATCTAGTCCTAGTTTCTCAAGCTCTCCATCTTTGTCCCAAAAATAGTCTTTGATGTGTTCGTTAAAATCCGAATCTTCAGCGACTTTTTTGATGAACTTATTCCACTTCGCAAGGCCTTGTGCTTTTTCTGTGTTGGACTTGTTCCACTTTTCCTTGTTTTGGGAATCGCTTCTCCATTCCATCACATCCTCAAAACTATGCTGTTTTCCATCTACCTCAATAACATAGTTCTTAGGGTCAAAGAACTCAGCCTCTGGCTCCTCTGAACCTACAGATTCGCCTTTCACCTCTGGTTCATTTACTCCACTTGGAGTTTCCTCTTCTGGTGGTTCTTGTTGAGACTCTGTGGTCTCTATTGGGTTTCTAACATCTCCTAATGGGTCGAGGGATTGTAATTCCTCTTCCGTAAGTTCGACATCGTTATACCCTTTTCCTTTAGCCATTATAGACACTCCTTTCTGAGTTGGTCTGTTTAGTTAAATTTTTCATCTAACCCCTATAGTGGAGCTACTCTAGCAACATATCCTGGCCCAGAGGGGTTTACTTCAATGTCGTAATTTTCCCCTCTTCTTTGAAATCCAGTAAAGCCTTGAGCTCCCAAATGTCCTGCTGTCACACTAGCATTTTGTGCATCTATAGTATAAATCGAGCCAGATGCTATATATGTAGGTTTACCATAATAGTTAGCACTATAGCCTCCTGTTACCATATAAGCACCAGGTGACTCTTCATCTCCCCTCACAGCACGATTATTCACTATGTTTCTAACTTTTTTCTTTATTTTCTTAGCAAGGGCCACTTATGCTTTCCCTTGACTACTTGCAGTAGAGCCACTAATCTTCATAACTTCACCTCTCCACATATATCCACCATAACCACCAGGAAGATTTCTAACATATGAAACTACACTTCTATGACCTAAATGAGCATTATTAGCAATATCATCTATATTATATGTAGTTCCTCTTTTATCATAAGTCTTTCCTGTATAAAGTCTTTCTCCTCCAAGTTTATACTTTCCTTCTGTCATAAACTTAGAGCCACTTCTACCAGTAGTCATAGACTTACCTTTTGCCTTGCTTTTTGCTATGTTTTTTAACTTTTTTTTCTTCTTATCTTCAGCCATCATTTCTCCTTAACTAGGTTTTCTAATAAATATCTTTTTGCTTTTTCTCTTAATTTCTCATCGTCAGACTGTCCAGCAGACATTATGCATTCCTTTGTCACTCCACCATAGCCATTGCTCATACACCAGGCTTGTAATGTCGTAGGTTTACTCTTGGGTTTGTTGTTGTTGTCCAATTCCTGTCATCTCCCTTAATTGTAATATTGCGTCTTCTATCTCTTGTTTGTCTTCAGACGTATTAATTATCTCTTGCAGTCTCATAGTCTCTTCTTGTATTGCTTTATTTTTTTGTGCAATCTCTTTAATTATATCTTGAGACAAGTCTCTTTGGGTCCACATCCAGAACTGGTCTGGTTGTAAGAGTCCCATTTGCACTAAGTCTAATGCTTGGTCTATTCTACTTGCTCTGGATTCAGGCATTGAAGAGCCTGGTACATATTTAAAGTCCAAATCATCATCTATATCGTATGGATTTATATTAGTAAACTCAAACCCTGCGTCAGTATTTTTTCGCACTTGTATAGCATTTTCGTAATTGTTTTTGAATAAGCTAAGACTCATTTTATATAAATCTATAACAGCATCATTTCCAACTTCTCTTTCTTTTGCTCGTATAATCTGCTGAGATGCCTCTTGTAGCTGTTGAATAGCTCTTGATGCAGTAACACCACTAGGGTTCCTGCCTTGTGTTATGTCGTGCACACCACTAACAGTATCTTGCATTTGCATAAGAGTTTGAGCCATAGGTAACGTAGATGCAGATATATTTCCTGCTGGTAACCTATTAACTTGCTCTGATGGGTTGTTTAGGTAAAATATTTGCCCTGGTTTATCTGTAGGCCTATTGCCTGGAGATTTGGCCAGGGACTTGCTCATCACGATTGCTGGGTTGCCGTGATAAATTATATTATCAATACCTTGAGATAATAATATCGCAGTACCTACAGCAAGTGACTCTATAATTTCTGGCTCCCCTTTGCCCCACACCGAGTGAGCATTCTGGTAATTCTTGAAGGTAACTAGTGGGATGTAACTATACGGAGCCAATCCGTGTTGGAGAAGTGTATTACCAGTCCAGGTAGCCAGATAAAGTTTTCCGTCTTTTTTATACCAAGCCTCTATAAGAAGGACTTGTCCATTACCATACTCTTCAATGTCAGTATTGCTTATAGGGCTTTGCTCTGAGACGTATTGTTGGTCATCATAACTTTTTGCGTATTCTTTGTCTTGTTTTATAAAAGATTTATACTCATTTAGTGAGCCTTCAGACTGTATATCTTCTTTGCTGTCTGGGAACATTTCCTTTACGTCATCTACATATCTTGGAGTAGCAAAAAACACGCAACTTGCAGTTTGTATATTTGTAGCTAGAGGGTCAAAGAATACTGTATATGGGTCTGGTACCGTATATGATGCTTTGCCTTCTTGTATTGATACTTTTAAGAATCCATTACCATATAATAAGCCATCTCTCTTCATCATATTGATAGCCTTGTATGCCTTTCTCTTATTCATCTCACTTTCTATAACATCTTGTGCAGTCTTAGCTGATTCTATTTGGTCCTCTCTTTTAGGCATAATATCAACTTTTGGTTCACGGTCTGTAAGTATTGAATATATAGTTTCAAGTGTGGAATGAACTGTGTTAGCAACAACCCTAGATTTATACTTTGGTAGCTTAAAAGGCTTAAGAAAATCACCATTATATAATTCTTCATTCCTTCTCCATCTAGAGACCTTTCCTTGTCTAGCTTTTTTCGATGCTTCAAACTTTCCTTTTAAATACTGAAGAACTTCTCTTTTCTCTCCAGAGTATTCATAGGCCTCTAAGGGTTTTTCACCTGCATCATATTTTTTTAAAAAAGCCATTACTCTCCTCCTGTTGAATCGCCTTCGCTATACTCTCCTTGGCTATCGCCAACTGCAATCTTTTCAAGCATTTTTTTAATCATTTTATTAAACTTCTTTTTCTTTTTCTTTTTAGGTCTTCCAACTTTTGACCCATATGTTCCTGGTCCTTTAGGCATTACAATATCTCCTTAAAAATTATATGTCCATCCATCTTTTGGTAATGGGTTCATTAAGTTTTCAATATCTCTTTCTAATTTTGTTAAAACCTTTTCTGGCTTTTGAGGTATTTGTGTATGTGTCAATGCATACCTACAGGCATCAAGTGCGTGGTCTTCTAATGTTGTATCTATATCTTCTGGGTTCTTTTCATCTCGTATCATAAGAGGAATAGTACGAGAAAGATTCCTACAAGTTCCGTCTATAATGTAAAATCGTGGTCTCTTCTTCTTATTCCAATCCATTAAGTAAGCCATATTTCTCCAACCGTTCACTCTATTGTTATTGGCTGGTTGAAGGTTTGGTAGTAATGGTCTTTCTGGTGGACCTATTAAAGCATTTGCTATTGACCTATCAGTATATTGAGGTCTATCTGGTGAGTTCCAGGACATTGGATTCCTTGCCCACATACTAGGGTCTCCCAAGGCCATTGTTATTTCTTCATCTTTACTAAGCTGGTTAATAATCTCAGCCCACTTTGCAGGATGATTCTCTCTGCCGTATACCTCTCTATAACAAAACACCGTATCGTTAGGTGTGACCTCTATCCATATAGCACAAAATGGTGCACTATATCCCCAGTCAATTCCTATATATCTATGATTAATACTTCTCTTGAATCCTAGTTTCTTTGCTTTCTCTTCTGATATTGTATGAACTTTTGGGTGATACTGCTCAAAGTACTGTCCTGCAAATACATTCCAATCACCCTTTCTCCAAGCTGAACGTAAAGGTTCTGGTAGGTTTTCTAGGAATGCTACATAATGTGGGTCATTATCCATCAATGTAGGATTATCATCAATCGTAGCTGGTACAAACATTCTATATCTACCATCATCTTCTTTAAATGCTTTATTAGGCTCTTTTACTCCTATATTCCAGCGACCTTTAACCCAGGTATGACCTTTCCCACCAGGATTAGCAGTAGCAAATACTTTAGGCTCTAGACCTTCAACTGTAGACCTACAACTTGATATTAACTTTAAATAACTTTCTTCTGTCGGTATTTGTGTCAATTCTTCTATTAGTATCCTATGATATTCGTGTCCTTGGTATTTAGTATATGCCTGGTCATCTTTTAAATGTCCTGTTCGTATTGTTGCTCCATTTGGGAACTTGAAGGTTGGAGGCTTTCCAGATACCTTTGCATTGGTGTATAACTGTGATGCTCTGTCAACCCAGTCACTAAGGTCCTCAGAGTTTCTACGAATGACAAGACCACGAAAATTGGGATTAGTAGTAGCAAGTAACATCCAAACAATACCTGCATCAGTCTTTCCACCACCCCTTGCACCACCATATAATAATTCAAATACATCACTTACTTGTAGTGCTAGTGTTTGTTGGCCTTCGTGTGGTCTCCATAAAGTCTTCAATTCATTTCCTTGTCTGATGGTTTTGGCTCTGGAAGGAATACGAATCCTTTATCTCCATCAACATCAACCCTAAGTTCACTAGCCTTTAAGGATGGAACTAATCTTTCTACTACTAATTTAGTACAAGCCATAGCATCTGGATGTTGGTCATCTGAGCCAAGAGTGTTTGCTAGTTCAAATATCTTATTAATTACTTCATATGACTTAGGATTAGTTCTAAAGTCATCTACAATAGTTTTACCTTTTTTAGGTCTACCACCTGGATTACCAGACATACCCTTCTTAAATTTACCATTAGCAGTTCTGTTTTTATTGCGAGTATTTGATGACTGTTTAGGTGTAGGTTTCATTGCTTTTTACCCTTCTTAATCTGAGCTAGTTTATTAACAATTAAACCTCTAATCTTATTCTTAACTCCTATAGCATTATCTTGCTTGTATTGAGAGTAATACTCTTCATACTCTGGAGATACTGCCTTGCCTCTTAATTCAGACTCTAACATCCCTGCCTCTACTAGCAAGTTGTTCCATAATTCTTCCTGGACCTTGCTTACAAAATATTTAACATTACTGCCTTGCCTAACTGTAGGGTTGTTTACATAATTCAAATACTCTGGATGTATGTCTTCTAATGTACCGTATAAGTCTTTTATTGCATTCTGATATGTAGATATTACATACTGCTGTACTTTCGTATCTACTGCATCCTGTGCATAATTGTCTGATGCTATATCCTTATACTTCATATCTTTAACTTTTGTATATAGAGCTCTCTTAGTATGTGGATTCATAGTACGTTCTGTCATTAAACCTTTATTGATTGTTGTCAATAGGTCTTCTACTTTTCCGTTAATCTTATCACTACCTAGTATATAATCCTCAGTTACTATTTTCTTATAATGATTCACTACATCTTCTTCTGTTTGGAATCTCTCTGGGAATGATACTAATAATTGTTGTACCATTTCAGTTGAAGGATTTAACTCTACTGCATTTAAATTCTTTGGTATATATCTGCTATCTCCATCTACCTCTAACTTATATCCATCTTTTGTTGGTATATAGTCTACTGTTATATCTGCTGTCTTGCTTGACATTCTTGATATATCATTACTGATGCGTATTACCTTATCCTTTGAGCTTTTTACACCTACTTTAGATGTTCTTAGTTGATTAGTGATGTAAGGTATTTTGCTTGGGTTCACATCCTTATAGCTTACTTTAAGTTTATTACCATCAGATTGTACTACTGATTCTTTATCTGTTGATGAGCCTTGAACTGTAATATCTTTAAGTTTATTTTCCCAGTATCTAGTATCAGATTCCTTAGCTCCTGGAACTTCAACCATTAAGTCTGTACCAAGATTATATGCTCCTGCACCTTTTCCTTCTGGGTCCAGGCCATACATTGGGTCTCCTGGTTTTACATATCTAGCTACAGAAGTGTCTGCAATAGATAGTGCATCACCTTGTTTAGCTAGTGTTCTTGAGCCTCTTTTTATTTGCTGTGCATCATCTTTTGAAAACCCACTCCAATCTTCTGCATCAAAACCTTCTCTAGTTGGAGCATCTTCTCCAGTTGGGCTGAACATATATAGACTTTTATCCATTTTTGATGTAAGTGGACCAGGAGTTCCTTGGTTGCTTATACCTAAATTTGGATTGACTGTACCAGGAGTCTGTGCTTGAACATCAATATCTTGCCCAAAATCAGCCATTTTCCCTCGGATATTCTGACCTATTGATTGCAGTTGCTCTTTAATAGTTTTCTTCTGTTTTTTGCCTGTTCTGAGGGGATTCTTTTTTATTATAGTTGTTCCGTATTCGTCACTCATTATTTTTTATATTTCCTATCTGATGTTAAAGGGACTATTTTAGGTCTTGGGGTTGGTAGTATGGAAGGAGAGGATGCTTGTTTGATTGTTATTTCATTTTTGACCGTTCCACTAGTCCCAGTTACATCTATTGCTATAATTGTTCCTGGCTCTGCTGGTTGTATAACAGGCTCTCCCTTTTTCTTTACCTTTGCACCTTTTTTCTTTGAAATCTTTGCTTTAGCTTGGTCCTGGAGTTTTTTCTCTGCCTGTTGCTGATGTATTAATCCTTGACCACCTATTGGTTTGTTTGCTATGGGTTGCTTTGTTGGTGTGCTTTGTTCAGCCATTACTTCTTAAATATCCTTTTCATTTCTTCTGTTATTCTGTTGCTAGTTGTCCAGTCGTATACTCTATTCTTATCTCCCTTACCTGCACCAGAGTGTTTCTCCCATCCATCTACATAGCCGTTTAAGAAGTTATTGCACTTCTTTTTAGCCTTTCTAGGTCTGTTTTCTTCCATCTCATACTCTATGGCTTGTTTTTGTGTTTTTATGTCGTCTTTGTTTGGGTTCACAACTAGTTCTTCAACTTTCCGTTTAAGTTGACTTTGTATCGTTCTTTTTTAAGTGCTTTTTTAATTTTATTGGAATACTTCTTGCCGTGGGTTTGCTTTGTCCCAGCAACAAATCCTTGCTCGAATCCTGCATCATAGGCCTCAATTACACCCATAGAAATAATGTGATTAACCTTTGGGATTTTGGTTATCACAAATATAACGAACCTATCAGTTAAGGTCGGTTTCTGGTTCCCCATTGAGCTCTTTGATGTGCTCTTCGTAGTCATCCCAATCATATCCTTCGCTGGTTGTTGATGTTTTTGATTCGTCTTCTTTCTCACCTAGTGAAAGTTCTATAGGTTGTGTAATAAGTGTGACTGCGTCTTCAAACGTGTCAGCACCTTTTTGAAAGCAAAAATAGGCTATTCCAGCCCCTACTATGTTACCGATTGCAAATATAAACACACTTTCCATATGACATAACTAACTTAACTATCTCTTAAAAACAAAGTTTTTTATTTTTTTTTCTTGCACCAATCAAATACTTTCCATAATTTGGTTATGACAATTGGGGGTCAGATATGACAAAGTTAGTTAAAATTAGTTCGAAAGCATCACACAAAATACTAGGGGTTGACCCTAGTTCCAAAGAAGTCCTAATATCAATTTCCTTTGACAAATTCAACGACTCCCAATTTAATGAAATAGTTAATAACATAATGGGGGTTACAAAATGAAACAAGTATTGAATGTTCATAATCACAGTTTTTTAGATGCAGAGGAGATTGCATAATGAAAAAGAAAAAGCAAATCAAACCTACTTTACATAGCTTAGATTCAATTATATCTAAAGTTGATATAATAATGGAAGAAATGATGGATTTAATAAATAAAAAAAACAACAAGGGGGTTAAATAATGGAACCATTTGGATTAATATTTTGGTGTAAGATTGGAATAATAGTATTTGCTACTATTATGGGTTGCCTGGCTGTACAGACTATTTTTGAAGGTCCTTTAACAGATGAAGAGGATGATGAGAATGAGTCTAAGTTTGAAATGCTAACTTATAATGATATAATGAACCCTGCTATAGACCACGTTCTCTATGATGATTATTCTGAGGATGAGATTTGTTATGCAGATGAACATTTAAGATAAAGGAGAACGAATAATGGAAAAGATAAGTAAAGTAATTCAACACTTAGGTCAGATTGATGTTTCTGGCTATCTAGATAAGAAAGGTAGGTTCTACTACTTACAATGGGCTAAGGCTTGGGAGTTTGTTCTAGAGGCTGATTCAGAGGCTACTTATAGTATTACTAAGTTTCCTAATGTGATATCTGTTAGTACGGTTGATAAGGATGGGTTAACTACTACCACACAAAGGGAACTTGCTACACCATACCTGGAAACAAAAACTGGTTTCTATGTTGAGGTAGTGGTGACTATAGCTGGGAAAGAACATAAAGAGTTGTATCCAGTCTTAGATTATAATAATAAACCTATAGCTAATCCTAATACATTTGATATTAATACTAGCTGTAAAAGGGCAATGGTAAAGGCTCTTGCACACTTTGGATTGGGCCTTAGTGTTTTTTATGGAGAAATAAATCGTCTATCTAACCCCCAAGTTAATAGACAAGGGGGGAATCAGTTAAATGGCTCCCCCCAAAAAATAGGTGAAGGAGGTAGCCTTAATGTATCCTAAGTTAATATCGGATGCATTATATGGAAGGTTCTACGAAATAGAGGAGGGGATTTTTGTCCCCTCTTCTACTACTGTGATACAATATGGTACTCCAATGCCTTTTACTCTTTTAAAGTATATTATGAAAGAGGCTGATGGAGATTATGAAAAGTATTTAAATTCTTCTACTATAGCCTTAACTGTTGGAACTGACGTTCATATAGGCTGGGAGATGTTGATTGAAGGTAAGACCGTAACTATAGACCCACCTAATAAAGAAATTCAAAGAGCTCTTACTTGTTTATGTATGTTCCACGAACAATATCAGCCTAAGATAGTAGAAATGGAAACTATGCTATACCATAAAGATTTTGGGTATGCAGGTAGGGGTGATACTGTTGCTTATATAGGTGATGACCTATGGATGCTTGATGTAAAAACATCTAAAGTCCTGGACCCACTTAAATTCAGCTTACAACTTACTATGTATGCGAATCTATGGAATGCAACACACAAAGAGAAGATAACTAGATTAGGTGTAATTCACGCAAAAAAGAACTATAGAGGCAAAGTTCCAGCCAAGAGCACCAAACTATTACACGAGTACCCTTTTGACCAAGAAGGTGTAAAATCGGCCTTGTATATGTTTAATAGGTCATACGAGGCTTTTGACAAAAAAGGTATTTTAAAGAGAAAACCAAAATTAAATAAAGTATTTAAACTTAAGGGGGTTAAATGAAAGATTTTCAAGATATTATACATCTGCTAGAGTGTTTTGCTCTTTGGGCATTGTATTTCACATTTATAGGTGTAGGAGTATATTTTTTATTAGTATATTTAGGGGTATTATAATGGAAATAGTAAAAGGTGACTTTGTAGTGATTCCTGGCTCTATACTTAGAGATAATAACTTATCATTTGTTCAAAAAATTATATTCTCCAAAATAGCCAACCTCGATAACGACCAGGGATGTTATGCTCAAAACAAGACCTTTGCAGATATGGTTGGTATCACTCAAGACTACGCATCAAAGGTAATTTCTGCACTTAAAAGAAAAGGTTATATAAAAGTGCAACTACATTATAAACCTGGAACTAAGATTGTAGAAAGAAGGGTTATTAAGGTAGATAAAGGGGGTATAGTACATATGTCCTATAGGTATAGTTCAAATGTCCCAGACCCTATAGTTCAAAAGTCCGAGGTATATACTAATACTAATAATAAAAAAGAATCTAATATAGAAGACCGTCATTTAAAATTTTCTAATAAGGTATATTTACATTGTGGTACTAACAATAAAGATATTGCTAAAGAGTTTATTGATTACTGGACTGAAAAAAACCACTCTGGAACTAAGATGAAGTTTGAATTAGAAAAGACTTTTGAAATAGAAAGAAGGATATCAAGGTGGGCTAAAAACCATAAAGACTGGAATACAAATAAAAACAAAGAAGTAAATGAATTTAAATTAGACTCGACTGGGAATGCTTATATAGCATATTGTTCTAAATGTGGTAAATCAGACTTTTATGATAAATACAATATAAGAAATGCAGATAGTACTTGTTGTAAAACTAAAATAGAACCTAAAAGGAGAACAAATGAGCAGGAAAAGAGAAATAGAGGCTCTGCTACAGGACTTAATGCCTAAAGAATATACTGTGATGAAAAAGATTGGTGCATTATATGATGACCTGGAAGAGACTAAGAAAGAGCTACACAACGAAAAAAGACAAAACGCACTCAAGGATGATATGATAGCAAACTTGTGTGCAAGACTGAAAACATATGAAAAAGCTAGGACATAGGACAAGCTATCACAAGTCGTACTTTAAATGCGAGATATGTAAAAAGATGAATACTGGTTTTACATACGAATATAGGTCGACTAAGATGATAACAGACTATAATCCACCATTGCTGGGGCCAGTCTGTAGAAACTGTTGTTATAAAGAGTACTACGGATACAAACAATCACCCAAAAAAATGAAGGAGAAAACCCTAGATGAAATTCACACCAGCAACTGAAGAAGATTTAATATTATCAGATGAGGAAAAGTTTAAACAAGACATAGAAAATAAATGGGCCGTAGAGCTACGAAAAGATATACGGCAAGAAAAGAAAACTAAAGCTAGTAAAGCAAAGAAAGATTTTGACCCAATAGACTTTATGATTATTAAGATAGGAACCGATGTTGTGGTAGGATACATAGAACTTAAAAGCAGGACCTTTGAGAGTAATAAGTATGCTGAGACTATGATAGACCATAATAAGATGGTAGCAATACGGAGAAAGAGTTTTGACTCTGGAAAACCGATTTACCTGGCCATAAGATTTACCGACAAAGATATGGTGTATGAGTATAACCCATCCCATAGATTTAGAATAGAACATAACGGCCGTACAAAAAATACCAGGACTGCATACGACATTAAAGAAGTAGAATATCTACCGCTACATTGTTTTAGAGAACTAAAATGAGGAGTATATATGTTAGGTATAATATTTTGTTTAGCTTTTATATTAGCGATTTTAACAATAAAACAAGGAGAAGGAAATGAAAGAGGGAAATGTGGTTGCACCAGTAGAGCCAAAAAAGGGAACTGATTCTCAATGTGAGATAAGTAGTAAGTATCCGAGTACTTATGAGGAGTTCACAAAAATAAACGACCAAATGTTAGAATTGTTTTGTGATAAACAAGCAGACTACGGTCCAACTAATATAGGTATGGGTAATGCCGTAGTAGATACAGATGAAGACGTAAAACGGTCATTACTGGGACTTTCTGTGCGAATGAATGATAAGGTTCAGAGATTACTAAATATAACCTTAAATGATAGAAAACCGAATAATGAGAGTGTTGAGGATACCTTGATGGACCTAGCAAACTATTCTGTTATGGCTTTAATAGTTATGAGAAAGGTCTGGGGTAAATAATGCACGATTGGATGATAGCACTATGGGTTCTTGGTTATGTAGTTACCCCAATAGCAGTTGAGACTAATAAGTGTTTATGTCCAGAAAAAGATGTTAAGGGTGTGGTGTGTGACTGGAAATCTAAAGCCTGGAAGAAGAAATTTGACCTTAAAACTAAAACATATTACTACACCTTAGAGGATGTTGATAAGTCTGATAACTTTGTTGAAAAGAAAATGAGAGAAAGGTTTTTAGATAAAAAGAAATGAAAGTGCGAAACATAAAACAAACAAGTGTCCAAGGTCAAGCACTTAATATATCATACTATCAGTTGGCTGGAAGTTGCAACTCGAAACAGGGGATAATAAAGCCTGGAAAAACAAAAAACTCTAAGCACTTTCATAAAGTAGGAGAATTAATCTACTAAATAGGTGATTTATTCTACTAAAACTTGCAAAATAGTAAAAAATGTTGTATGAACTTAACAAAAACAAAAACAAAACGAGGATAATAATGGTAATGGAAATGTTAACAATGACGATAATAAGAATGGTAAACGATACCTCAGAAAATAAGGTTGTAGCCTACTTTGACGTAGATATAAATGGGTTGCTAGTGAGAGGCTTTAAACTTATTAATGGTATGAACGGCCTGTTTGTAAAAGGACCTAGCCAGAAAGGCAAAGACGGAGAATGGTATGATATATGTTTTATACAAGACCCTGCTAGTACTTTGCTTTTAAAGAAAGCTGAAGGGTTTTTTAATCCTACTGGTGATTACCCAAACAACAAACAACAACAGAAAAAGGAGATTCCTAATGGGCTCAAAACAGCCACGACCCCATCTGACGACTTACCTTTTTAAGGAAAATGAACTGTTGAGAGAGAAATTGAATGTTGCCCTGGAAGGTTTAAAAGCCTACCAGGGGACTTCAATGTCAACAATAGCCGACAAAACACTTAAAGAAATAGGGAAATTACAAAACAATGAAAGGTAAAGGATTCGTAATACCAACTACAAGGTTCAGCAAAAGGATAACTAAATATAGAAACTTACCATCATATGAGTTTTTTAAAATAACAGCCTTAGACGCATCAGATAACGGTAGGTGTTGGTGGATTTATCAGTTTATGATGTCTAACACTCAACAATCCGTTAATGAAAAAAAGGAGTACTATGGGAAGAAAGCCATCAAGGAAAACTATTGTAAAGAAACTTGATACTGCCGTATCTAAGTATATAAGGCAAAGGGATGGTTATTGTGTCCAATGTAAATCTGGTGAGAATTTAACTAACGGCCACGTTTTTACTAGAACTTCATATTCTACCAGATGGGACACGGCTGATGATGGGAATTGTCACACTCAATGCTGGGGTTGTAATTTTAACCACGGAAGAGACCAATGGCCTTACTTTGCTTGGTATATAGGGAGATTTGGTATGGAGAGGTTTGAACAACTTCGCAGAGAACACAAAGCCCCAATCAAATATACTACACCCCAGCTAATTGAAATGCTTGAAGAAATTAATGAACTATTAGAAGATTAGCTTATAGCTTGTCTTTCATAACTGATTTAACTATATCTTCAATAGAGTCATACAATGCATTTAAATGCTTTTCTTCTGTAGCCTCTGATATGAATGGAATATCTATATTATCATTCAACTTCTTTACTAGCTTTTCCTGTAGTTCATCATCAAAGATTTTATCTATTATTGCATCTTTGTTTTCTTTTAACATATCCTTTAAAAAACTCATTTTTTCTGCTCCTTTATTTTATTTTGACAAGTTTTGCATAATACAAAATCTCTAGGTGGATGCGAGTCTTTTTCTAAAGCATCTACTCTTTCTTCTAGCTTTTCAACTGCATCATCCAACTCATTTTTATCAAATACATAGCTCATTATAGCCT